GACATGACATATATGTTATCGCCGGACCAGCTGACATTCCTGCTGCTACTACCCCTGGTGCTTTTCTTAACTTTGGCGGCACTAATGTCTATAAAGCCAATCAAGTCGAGCAGATGGGTAGATTATTTACGGAAGGAAGGATTTTTAAGGGTGACCACTTCATTTTTACTGACGCTTGGCATCCTGGGATTATTAACCTTAAGTATATGTCCGAGCTGTTGGACATTCCCGTCACTATTCACGCCTTGTGGCACGCTGGAAGTTACGACCCACAAGACTTCTTGGGACGCTTGATTGGTAATGCTTCGTGGGTTAGGCACAGTGAGAAGGCATTCTTTCATGCTATAGATCATAACTACTTTGCTACAGACTTTCATATTGATATGTTCTGTGCTAACTTACTAAACGATGGCGTATGTGAAAATCCGTGGGCGGAAGAAGATAAAGCAGATATGATTGCTAGCAATAAGATTGTCCGCACAGGCTGGCCTATGGAATATATGCCTAAGACTATTGGTCCTTATAAGACTAAGAAGCGTGATTTAATCTTATTTCCACATCGTATTGCACCAGAGAAACAAGTTGAAATCTTTAAAGATCTAGCACAGGCATTGCCCGAGTACGAATGGATTGTCTGTCAAGAGCAGAACCTATCTAAAGAAGCATACCATACCTTACTAGGTGAAGCTAAACTAGTATTCAGTGCTAACCTACAAGAAACTCTAGGTATTAGTATGTATGAAGGTGCCCTAGTAGATGCTATACCTATGGTCCCAGACAGACTAAGTTATACAGAGATGTATGACCCTGTGTTTAAATATCCAAGTTCTTGGACTGAATCGTATAGTAGTTTTCTGCATAATAAGCAAGCACTATGTGATAAAATTGTAGCGTATATGACTGACTATAGTGAATATGCTAAGTTAGTACCACAGCAAGCACATAGCTTGCATCATGATTTCTTTTCGGCAACTGAACTATTAAAGAATATTAAATGAGTTTTGATGCAATAGCAAAATTTGAACGGGCATTAGGTGAGCTTACTGGTGCGCCATACGTTGTTATGACTGATTGTTGCACTCACGCTATTGAGTTATGTCTGCGTTATGACCAAATTAAGCGCACAATGTTCCCAGCATTTACCTACCTAAGCATACCAATGACCATGCGTAAGTTGGATATTTCATTTGGATATACTGGTAATAACGAATGGGTCGGTGAATACCAATTTGTTAATACCCGTATTTGGGATAGTGCTCGTAAGCTACAATTAGGCATGTATCGCCCAGATCAAATGCAGTGTTTGAGTTTTGGATTTGACAAACCTTTAAACATCGGTCACGGTGGTGCTATTCTATTAGATGACGCCAATGCATATAAAACCTTGCTAGCACAACGATACGATGGTAGAGATCTAACTAAAAGCCCTTGGCAAGAACAAAAAGTATTTGAAGTTGGTTATCACTATCGTCCTACTATCGAAGATGCTATTCGAGGATTAGAATTATTACCTACAGTAGACCAAAAACCTAAATACAAGCAGTATCCGGACCTGCGCGAAATTATTATCAAATAGATTGACAAGACCTAAATAATCATGTTATACTAATTTATGAATCGCCAATCCACTGGCTTAACATCGGAGTAATATAAATTGTCAAAGTACAAAGTAAGCGAAACAACTTCGCATAAATACTTTTGCAGCATAAAGGCTGTAAACATCACAATTTAAACCATCACAAAGGAAGGTTATCATGTCATACAACAAAACAAAAACAGATCCAGTCTTAGGACAAGCAGTACACGAACATTTGATTAAAATGGGCGTAGAAACGCCAACCATATCTAACAATATCGATCGTAAAGATAAAATCGATAAAATTGAACAACATTTTACTTCAATAATGCAGACATTAGGATTAGATTTAACTGACGACAGTTTAATCGAAACCCCTAAGCGAGTAGCTAAAATGTATGTTAACGAAATATTTTGGGGACTCGATTACGAAGCATTTCCAAAGTGCACCACAGTAGAAAACAAAATGAAATACGATGAGATGGTAATTGAACGCAATGTCAATGTCCAATCAAATTGTGAACATCACTTTGTTGTTATTGATGGGTTGGCTACAGTAGGTTATATTCCGAATCATAAAGTGTTAGGATTAAGTAAAATTAATCGTGTAGTCGAATATTTTAGCAAGCGTCCGCAAATACAAGAACGATTAACTGAACAAATTTATCACGCACTACAATACATTCTCGAAACAGATCATATTGGGGTTGTATTAGATGCACAACATTATTGCGTTAAGTCGCGGGGTGTAGAGGATGTAGGAAGTTCAACAGTTACATCAAAACTTGGCGGTTGTTTTAAAACTGACCCAAGTGTACGTGCAGAGTTTATGAATATTGTCAATAGTTGCAAGGTTCGATAAAGGAATAGTTATGTTTAAGAGATGGTTAATACGTTTAGCACATAAATGGCAATACGAATTAGAAGATATGGCGGTGGCAGAACCCAAACAAGTTAGATCTCGAAAATGGACTAGTGGTGGCGGGGGCGGTAGCCCAATTAAGCAACAACAACGTGTATCACATAACTACGATGATGACAGTGTTATTTCATTTAAAGTGTACGGAGCAAGTGGTGGAAAGATTGTTGAAGCTGGTCGCTACAATGACAAGCATGATCAAGAACGTGTTAAGCTGTACATCATTGATGAGAACGCAGACTTTGCTGAATCATTAAGTAAAATTGTTACCATGGAGTATTTGCGATGAATAATGTTGAAAAAAAGTATTACGAATATCTACACATACACGATATGGTTAGTAATATTGTATCTCAAATGTATAAGGACAACTGGCGTCCAGACTACGTTGTTGGTCTTACCCGCGGTGGATTGATTCCAGCAGTTGTTATGAGCAATCTCTATCATATCCCAATGGAGACTTTAAAGGTTAGTCTACGTGATAGTGATAACGGTCCAGAGAGTAATCTTTGGATGGCCGAAGATGCATTTGGTTATGTTAGTGCTGCTAGTTACCCTCGCCTAGAAGGAGAAGCCACTAGTGATCCTGCACTGCGTAAAAACATACTGATCTTAGATGATATCAATGACACAGGTGCTACATTAGATTGGATTATTCAAGATTGGCAACAATCATGTTTGCCGAACGATCCAAACTGGGCAGACATCTGGGGTAACAATGTGCGTTTTGCTGTGTTAATTGATAACCTAAGTAGCAATTTTAGTCGTCAAGTGGATTATTCAGCTAAAGAAATCAACAAAGCAGAACAGGATACGTGGATTGTTTACCCTTGGGAAAGATAATGATTGCTAACAAAACACAAGAAGCATTGATCATTTTACAAGAAGAGTGCGCTGAAGTAATACAAGCAGCTAGTAAGATCTATCGTTTTGGCCTAGATAACGCTCATAAATCTGGTAATACACAGCGAGCCAACTTAGAAATGGAAATTGGCGATATGTTAGCTCTAGTAGATATTTTAATTGAGCAAGGCGTTGTTGACCTAAATAACTTAAACACAGCTAAATTAAACAAGATTGAAAAACTAAAAATATGGTCAAAATTATATGAAACTTAAAGTCAGTGAAATATTTTATTCAGCACAAGGTGAAGGACGCTATGTAGGTGTTCCTTCAGTTTTCTTACGTACATTTGGCTGTAACTTTACCTGTAGCGGATTTGGTATGGTCAGAGGCACAGCCAGTGCAGAGGCTGATGAAGTTGCTAAAACTGTAGAATTGTACAACAGATATGAAGACTTACCTTTGGTCAATACAGGTTGTGACAGCTATGCGGCGTGGCATCCTAAGTTTAAACATCTGAGTCCAATATTAGAAACCAGTGCTGTAGTTGATGCTATGTTGGCACTAACTCCTAATAACCGTTGGCAACAGTGTAACGGTAACGATGTACACTTGGTTATCACAGGCGGTGAGCCCTTATTAGGTTGGCAACGTAGCTACGAAGAACTATTAGAACATGAAAGTATGCGTGACCTAAAGAATATTACCTTTGAGACCAATGGTACTCAAGAACTACATAAGGATTTCAAAGCATATCTATATCATTGGAAACGTGCCAATCACCGTGAGATTACATTTAGTGTTAGTGCCAAATTAAGTGCTTCAGGTGAGAAGTTTGAAGATGCAGTTAAGCCAGCAATAGTTAAAGAGTATCAAGAGTTTGGTACAGTATGCTTTAAGTTTGTAGTAGAAACTCCCGCAGACTTTGCTGAAGTAGATCACGCTGTACGTTGCTATAGATCAGCAGGCGTCGAAGGTGTAGTATATGTTATGCCTGTGGGCGGAGTTGTTAGTGTATATGATGGCAACAAATTTAACATAGCAGATGAAGCTATGCGCAGAGGTTATTATTACAGTCCGAGATTACATGTTGATCTTTGGGGCAATTCTTGGGGGAAATAGTATGGTAATTAAAAAATTAATAGATAAGCTAACAGGCAAAACAAAACGTGATGAAGAAGAACGTTTAAGACAATCAGCATCTGCAGAAGCTGAAGCAAAACGTGCTGAAGCTAAAGCTAAAAAAGAAGCTAAGAAAGCCGAAGCTGAAGCTAAAAAGAATGATCCAAAAGCTCGTGCCACTGCCGCTGGTGACCCTTGGGTCGAAGTATTAAGCATCGATATCAATTCAGAAGATCCCGGCGCAGGTTCATTTGAATTAGACTGGAATGATATTTTTGTAGCACGGTTAATCAAAGCAGGATATCAAGGTAAAACAGATCAAGACATTGTAGATAACTGGTTTCGTGCTGTATGTCGCAATGTAGTCATGGAGACCTATCAACAAGAACAAGCTGATCCTAGCAACCGTCGTGACCGTCGTAAAGATATAGGCAATGGTAGGACGGAAATAAGCTAATGATACTATATGTAAACGGTGATAGTCACAGTGCTGGTGCAGAAGCCATGAACACTCATTGCTTTGCTGAAGATGATCCACTATATTCACATTTAGGCAGGCTGCCTCATCCAGACAATCTTAAAGTTAGCTATGGACAAATACTAGCTGATAGATATTCGGCTACTTTAGTATGCCAAGCAGAAAGTGGTAGCAGCAATGCACGTATCCTACGTACAACTCATAACTATTTAGACGCATATAGACCAAATATTGTAGTAATAGGTTGGGCTACTTGGGAGCGCGAAGAAGTCGAAGTAGACGATGTTGTATATCAATTCAGTGCCGGATTGATTATCGATTTGTTTCCAGAAGCAGTTAAACAACGTTATAAAGAATGGGTTGTTGGCAGAGAAGATGTACAGAAATATTCAGATCAATCTCAGTTGAAAATATGGGAGTTACACCAACGTCTCATTGATTCAAACATACAACATGTATTTTTTAATACTTATAGTGGATTAACCCCAACAGAACAACTAGATTGGCAAGGTCACTATTTCCAACCATATGATCACACACAGTCTTACTACAAACTGTTAAAAGCGTGGAATCACAAACCTGTAGCTGAAGATAGCCATCACTATAGAGCAGATGCACATATTACTTGGGCAAATTTTTTATATAACCACTTGACAAATTCATCGTAAGAAAGTATAATAGCTACATGAGATACTTAATCGTAGATGCAGCAAACACATTCTTTAGAGCCCGACACAGTGCCCATCGTCAAAGCGACACGTGGGATAAGTTAGGCTTTGCCATTCATGTAACTTTAGCCAGTATTAACAAGGCATGGCGCGATCAGAAAGCAGATCACGTTATCATCTGCTTAGAAGGGCGCAGTTGGCGTAAAGATTTTTATACTCCGTATAAGGCTAATCGTGCTGTAGCACGTGCATCTAAAACAGAAGCCGAGCAAGAAGAAGAACAACTGTTCTGGGATGCCTTTGATAGTTTAAAAACATTTTTAAGTGAGCGTACTAACTGTACAGTATTACAGCATGCAAACTTAGAAGCAGATGATCTTATTGCCGGATGGATCCAAACACACCCTAATGACCATCACACTATTGTCAGCAGTGACACAGACTTCTATCAACTGTTAAGTGAAAACGTTGTTCAATATAACGGCATCAGTGATGAGTTACACACCTTAGAAGGTATCTTTGATAAGAAAGGCAAACTAGTTATCGATAAGAAAACTAAAGAGCCTAAGAAGATTCCTAATCCTAAGTTCATCTTATTTGAAAAGTGTATGCGTGGCGATCCTACAGATAATATCTTTAGTGCTTATCCCGGTGTACGCACTAAGGGCACTAAGAACAAAGTTGGCCTAGAAGAAGCGTTTGCTGATAAAGATCGTCAAGGGTACGCTTGGAATAACCTAATGCTACAACGTTGGACTGATCACAACGGTGAAGAGCATCGTGTGTTAGATGACTATCATCGTAATGTACAACTAGTAGACCTAACAGCACAGCCAGATGAATACAAACTTATGATAGAAACTACTATCAAAGATAATGCTCTAGTGCTTAATCGTCCTATGGTAGGAGCACAATTCCTTAAATTCTGTGGCAAGTATGACCTAGTTAAACTAAGTGATAATGCTAGCAGTATGGCAGAGTGGATGTGTGCTAGCTACCCTGCAGAGGCTGTTACGCTATATCATTTGGTAAATGCATAATGACATATACTACACCTAGAAGTTGTTTTAGATGTGGCACGCCGTGGAGCGGATACGGCAATACCTGTAACGCTTGTAAGACTATTGATGCTATTAATGATCCAGCACCAATGGTTACTGCTGGCGGTGCATCAGCAAACGGCGATATGCCGCTGCCCATGGCGTTGGTAATTATTGGTATATTTTTATTAATTGATTATAATTTAAACTTTTTTATTTGTAAGATTATGTGGTTACTACTCAAAGTTGGATTTTATCTAATGTTTGGGTGGTGGATGGGAATTGAAGTATTTTGATAGATAAATCACAGAAGTACCTGGCATTAGACCTAGAACTAAATCAACCTAGTGGTAAGATCATTCAGGTTGGTATAGCTATCGGTAAGGCAGATGATCGCTTTGAAAACTATTTTACTAAGAAATGGTATATAAATCCAAACGAACCAATTAGCCAATTTATCAATGATCTAACCGGTATTACTGATAGTGATATCAGTGCCAATTGTGTTAGCCACGAAACGGTAGCTAGAGAGTTAGGCGCACTGATTAAAGAACACAACTGTTTTGTCAATCCTGTTACATGGGGTGGTGGAGATAGCGTAGAACTCTTGGAAGAATTTAGTAAGCAGTGTGTGGACTTCCCACATTTTGGTCGCCGTTGGATCGACACTAAAACATTCTACACCCTATTGATGTTCGCTCGAGGTAAGAAACCTAGTGGTGGATTAGCTAGTGCTATGGGTGCGTTCAAACTG